CCTGGTAACATCAACGATGTTGTTCGAAGTTGAAGATTCCGATATAGTCTTCATTGAATTAAAGCATTTACCCCCTATGAAATCATTGGATGAGTACTTTACTACTCCAGAATTCAAATTTAGAGGTAATGCTACGACTTATGGAACCACTAAAATTGGTACCAAATTTCGTGCAAATCAATTAGATCTTATCAAGATTAAATCTTATATCGTTCCGATGGACAAAGAACTTGAATTGTACCAAGGTAAATTGAATGGTTCACCCACTATAATGGGAGATTGCGGTTCACCAGTGATCCATGATTCTCTTAATTTAATTTTGGGCGTACACATCATTTATGATCCAAAGATCAATTCTTTGTTATCTACAGTGGTGTATCGAGATACAATCTTAAGGGCAAAAACACATTTTACTTCTGGTCAAATCCAGAGTGGTGTTATTGAGATTAATGAACCATCCACTAACAGAGACCTAGTCCCTACACATAGTAAGAGTCCTTTACGATTTACTCAAAAAGGCAGCTGTGTTATGATTGGAGCCCTCAGTGGATTTCGTGTTTCTCATACTTCTAAAGTAGATGACACGCTCATCAGAGATGCTATGATCAAGAGAGGTTATAAACCCACCTTTGGTAGACCGGCTATGAACTGGGAACCTTGGTACAAAGGTCTTGAAGATCTCACACGACCAGTCACACTTCTAAATCAAGATGTGTTGAGTAAGGTTAAGAGCAATTTTATTGATGAAATATTTGCTAATTTGACTCAAGAAGATTTTGATGGAGTTATGGTGTATGATGATATGACTACTCTTAATGGCGCTCCAGGTGTCCGTTTTGTAGATAAAATCAACAGAAATACTAGTGCTGGATTCCCTTATAAACGTAGTAAACGACACTACATAAAAGACGCTCCAGAGTGTCTTCGACGTGGACCAGATGATATTATCGTGAATAATGAGATCATGAATAGAGTTAATATATAATCGACAACTATGAGAAAAATGTTCTCAATCACACAATATTCAATGGCAATCTCAAGGATGAAGCTAAGAAGATTGACAAAAATACAGGTAAAACTAAAATGACCCGTGTTTTTTGTGGAGCTTCATTTGCTGCTACAATTGTGTGCAGGAAATATCTCTTATCGGTCATTAAATTGATTCAAGAAAACACTTATGTGTTTGAGAGTGCCCCTGGCATTATTGCACAATCCCTTGAGTGGGAGGCTATGCGTGAGTATTTGGGAGAATTCCCTCTTGATAGAGTTATTGCTGGAGATTATGCAGCCTTTGACAAACGCATGTCAAGTACGATTATCTTAGCAGCTTTCGATATCATCTTAGCTATTTGTGAGCGAGCAGGATACACTGAAGAGCAACTGCGTGTTGTGAGAGGAATTGCCTATGACACGGCTTTCCCACACGTAGATTACAATGGTGATCTTGTGGCCTTCTATGGATCAAATCCTAGTGGGCACTCACTTACTGTTATTATTAATGGTTTAGTAAATGCACTATACATGAGATATTGTTTTGAAATGTTGGGTGGAGACGCCGCACAATTTAAACAACATGTGAAACTCATGACTTATGGTGATGATAACATTATGACAGTTCGTGAAGGTTGTGACTTTTTCAATCATACATCAATCCAGCGTGTTTTGGCCGAAGCCGATATCACGTATACGATGGCTGAAAAAGACGCAGCATCAGTCCCTTTTATTTCGATCGATCAGGCTTCATTTCTCAAAAGAGAATGGAGATGGGACCCTGATGTGGGTGCCTATATGGCCCCATTAGATCAAACGTCATTTGATAAGATGTTAACAACACGTGTTGCATCTAAGATAGTGACTCCCCAATGTCATTCAATTGATGTCATTGGTTCTGCAATTAGAGAGTACTTCTTTTATGGTAAAGAAATCTTTGAGCAGAAAACAGCTATGTTTCGAGACGTAGTTGCTGAGTGTGAACTTGAACTTTTTGTGAAAGATAGCACTTTTCCTACATGGGAGCAGTTATACGATAACTTTTGGACTAACTCTCAACATGTAAATCTTAAGCGGGAATTTGTCAGACCCCAACTTAAAATTAAACAACCGACATGGTCGGGCGAAAGGTCAATCACCTCGTCCGGACCACAAATAATAGATTGCTAAAACAAATATTGAGGCGTCCACCCGTAGAAGTGGACACAGTAGCTCTGGGAGACTAAATGACCAGAACAGTATATGTTTATCCGACTATTCAGAACTCTTAGATTTGAGAGCCAGTCAATACTACTCTGTAGTTAAACCACAAACAACCCCACCAGTTTATGTATGTTGTTGTTCACCCCAAGCTGATACCATCATTGAAGGTAATAATGCCGGTGGGACAACTGAACAACGTACAGTAGCATTTACTGATGAAGTTATTGGTGACGCCACAGGTTGGACTGGCACTTCTTCTGCGATTTCATCTGCTGATGAGACGAAAGGAATGGGCCTTGCCTCTTTTCTTAGTCGACCAGTTCGAATTGCAAATTTCACATGGAACGAATCTGACGCCGTGGGCACAACGACCACAATCAGACCATGGAACTTGTTTTTCTCTGATGCAGCCATCAAGAATAAGTTGACCAATTTCGCATTTTTACAATGTGATCTTAAAGTTAAAGTTTTAATCAATGCTTCCCCTTTCTATGCAGGACGTATGTTTGCTTTTTATTTGCCTTTACCAGCAATTACTCCAAGCACTATACAAATTCCAGCAGGATCGGGTACTAAGTATTTTATCCCCTTGTCACAAAGACATATTCAATTGGAAATTAATCCAACCACCTCTCAAGGTGGGGAAGTAACCCTTCCATGGTTCTATCATAAGAACTGGTTAAATATCCAGAGTAATCAAGACACTATTGATATGGGATTACTTGATTTTGTAAACTTTACAACCCGG